TTTCCTCCTGAGAAACCTTATTTCCTGAAAAGACACCACCACCTCTAGGGGATCGGTTGATAATATCCAACATCTGTGAACGCCTTTTATCTTTTTCACGCTGTGGGTCTTTCATATTTTCTACAATACCAAAGGTTTCAATATAATCGCCCATATCTTCAAAGTGATAAAAGTAAGGAATCAACGGAAATTCGTTGTGCATATACGGATTTTTCTTTTTTTCCTGTAAAATGTGCATCCCAGCCGATAAAGTCACATAGGTTTTAGGAACTACTCTACTAATTACACCAAAATCTGTTTTCATAGGCACGTTTGCAGCCTCTTCAAGAGCTTGTAACTCTTTAATTTGCTTTTCTGCTGCTCTTTTTGTCTCAAAACCGTTAGGAGAAATTCTTGCAGAGGCTTTATTGATGATAAAATGCTCTTTTTCGTACTCTCTGTTCCACATTTCCAAGACTCTAACCTTTCTATGAGCAGGATCAAGGTGATATGCAGGGTTAATCGGTTCAGCATTACGGTAATAACTACCAATTTCTTGCCCAATTTCGGCAGGTAAGTCCATAAAACTCTCTACCGTTTCCATTTCTCCTACTACATCTGGGTACATAGAGCGTAACTGATTTAATGTTAAATACTTAGTACGCGCTAAATAATTCCAATCTTTTGTATCTGGAGTTCTACATTCAGGATCTATATGAACATTTGCCCACGACTCTCTCTTTATCGTTAACTCACCATCATAATATTTCCCTGGTTCTACACATACATCAATCCACCCTCTTCCTGTAATCACACCATCCTTAAATACGCGACTGAATAAGCTCTGTAATTTGCGATTTCTGTCCAAATGATATAAAAGAGCAGTCGTGAGCATAGCTTCATTCTCATCATCAGACTCTACAGGGCGCGCCTTCCATGAAGATCTACCCTGTCTTTCTACTCCAGTCACTAAATTGACCTTTGGTAAAATAATATTTAACTGTAATGGCGGTCTACCTTCTGCGCGTAATGTTTGCAGATCTGCCTCTTCCCATTGACCAGTGCCAAAACTTCCTGTGTAAAATCGAGCCGATTCTTCGGCTGCATCCATCCAGTGAGAATCATTCTCTAACATGGCTTCAAAAACTTCATGTATTTCGTGTAAATTCATGTACTCATCCAACTTGTGCGTTTATTTTGTGAAAAACCCCATAAACCATAGTCATCACTAGGTTCGTGGGGAGAAAAGCTATCTTCGACATAATGTACGAGATACCGTAAACAATCCATTGCGTGATCATTCTTTTTAACGGGTTCTTCTGGTAAGTTTCTATTTTCAAATCCGTGTTTGAGTTCCTTCCACTTATAATCAACGATTTCTTCGAGCAAAGGTTTCATATTTAATTTATTAAAAAACAATAACTTAGAGCGCATATTCTCATCTAGCTTCAAATACGAGGAGACTCTTTCAAATCCAGCACGCTTATCGTTCTTTGCTTTTTCCCATTCAATACCATACTCATACCACTCATCCGCAACACTATTCCCATCTCTTTCGGTGCGTACAATACTAGGATCTGCTAAAAAAGTGTAGTTAACTCCGCTTTTTAACCTGCGTTCTACCTTTGGTACTAACATTTCTATGGTATGCTCTGATTCGTAGATTAAATCATACACATAAATCGTGCCTTCTTCATCTGTAGCAGCAAACAATATAGAACTTGGATTACGATACCCATAATCATAGACTACATAGTGATTCCACCACTTTGGAATGTCAAAAGACTTAATACAATGTGTCTCCTGTTTAAATTCTGGATATACTAACCCTGCAAAGTCATCCCAACTACAATATACATACCTGTTAACCCATTGATCTGGCATAGACAGTAAATGATTGATGTAATCGGCAGGTAAATGCGGATTATCGGAGTGTAATCGTACTTCTTTGTCGGTTTTTGGCGGAGGAGCATCTGGTTGCCAAGTCATAGTCTCAATTAACCTATAGCCACCCTTCTTTTTATTTTGTTTTTCCTTATCTTTCTTCCATCGTTTCCATACCCAGTCATGCCCTGCTGGATTGCAAGTATGAAAGGAACAACGCATTGCGTTTTTTCTACGCATCTGACCCGCAGCAGCAATAAAGGTAGCTTCGGTCATTTCTTCAATCTGATCAAACGCAAACCACCCTAAATTCATAGATTTTATCCTTTGAATCGAGTCTCTGGAGTCATCCAACGCCATATACACGATTTTAGACCTGTTTTTAAAGATAATTTCTCGGTCTTGGGCGCGATGTTTGTCAATAAACCCCTGACCAAGATCGAGCAACTGGATGAGCGTAGATTTTTTGAATGAATCCAATACTTTTCTGCCCATTAATCCTAAATTGCCCTGAAATGCTGCACTTTGATGGATAGCCTCCATACACATAGCTTCTGTTTTACCCGTTCCCAAAGATCCCGCTAATACTTGATGTTTACTCCAACCTGTAAATAAATGATACTCTTCCTGATGGTCTAAAGGCGAGGTTGCGTTTCCTTCACCATCTCTATACGATATATTGACTTCCACTAAGCCTGACCTCGATACCACATTTCCCAATCCAGTGGTAATTTGCCATTATCGTCTAATTGGAAGAGATCTAATGCAAATTGTGTGGCTTCTGTAGCCATAAATGGGGTTAACCCAAAAGATGTTCGTAGATAGACCTCAAAAATGTCTTTAGGAGTCATGTGGATGTTGTCGCGGATGGCTTCTCGTTCCAATCTGCTTAGTTTATCTTCATCTTTTTTAATACTGCTTCCCTATCCTTTGGTGAAGTGCCAGAAACCATCACATTCACCTGTGTATTTTGTTGATTTGTCCTGTCTCTATACTTACCTGGGTCGTGTGCTTTGAGCTGAAAGATACGCTCGGTTACATTGCCCGCTTTTCCTGCTTGAGTAAAGGAGAGCTTTTCGAGTTCATCCAATCTATCGGTTAAAAATCCTTGTTGTATTTCTTTGACTGCCTGCTGAAATGCAGGATCACCTTTCATTGCGAATCGTACCGATTGTGGGAAATAACCCATTTCTTTAGCAGCGTGGGATATAAACCCGTTGTTTGCTACTAAGTATGTCAAGAATTTGTCTTTTTTTGCGGTAAAACGAGTTTTTAAGCCTGTTTCTTCTTCGTATTCAGCAAGAAATGTCTTTAAATAAGGATTGTCCTGCGCGTTTTTCGTAGCTTGCTTGATCACTTCCGTCTTACTCTTCTTCTTTCTTGGCATATAAGTATAACGAAAACATACACTTATAGTTCCATCAATATCAACACATAGAAAAAAAGCCTTTTATGCATAAAAAATTATCTGGGTTGTATAATACGCCCCCTGTGCATTTGTCGGAGCGGTGTATGGGGGGGTGGTTGACCGATGTATTTGGCTCGTCGTTTTGTGCGCTCCTTATAATATGCGATGCCGATTTCTTTTATATATACTGCGCTGTAAGTATAATAAAACCAGGTATTTATAATGCGGTGCGGTCTTATATATTTATTACATACTATTAGAAACTATTAGAAATTATTAGGAATGGTATGTAATACTTTGTAATATTAGTCAGCTCATGCGGAGCTATTAGAGACAAGTTAACAAGGAGAAAAAATGCGAATCACTTTAGAGTTTAATACTGATAATTCAGCTTTTGATACCGACAATTCATTTCACAAAATGAATATTAAAGAAGTTCAAAATATTTTAGATCATGTAAAGCGAGAAGTAACAAGCCTTATAGATACTAATTACGATTATTCAAACCGAATAAACGACAGTAACGGCAACATGATTGGCAGTTTAAAGATTAAATCCAACAAGATTGGAGTATAACCCTTTTTTAATAGGAAAGTTAAGAGGGTGGAATTGCTTTTCACCCTCTAAAAAGGAATAAAACGCAATGAAAGAAAGTATAAAAATAAAAGACATTTTTAGGAGAATTAGTCAACTGAAGAAGTGCTTTTATAGTCCAACATTAGGCGGATTGTATTATTCATGTGTGCATGAAATAGAAATCATATTTGATGAAAATATGAATCTAGATGAAAAGGCAACTATTAAACGCTTTAAAGCTGAATTAAAAAATATAAAAGATATGTACGAATTAAACCCCTCTAAAAAGGAGAAATAATAAAATGGATATATTACAAGAATACCTTAACCAAAATAAAAACTTCATTGGTTATTTAAAAGGATCTCAAAGGAGATTGATTGCAGAGAATACAGAAAGCTATTATTTAGAAGTTTTGGAATATGCAAAGAAGAAATACAAAACAAATGATATTTATCAAGAAATCAAAAACAAGGAGCTATAAAATGAAATACTTATCAAACTATACTGATCAAGCCATAACCGAATTATTTAAAAACAATGGAGCTTTTTTTGCCTTTGGAGATAAGCAATTTAACGAAAAAAAGAAAGAAGGTGTTAAATATACAGCTTTATATGGTGGATTAGTTGCACCTTCTAAAAATGTAGATATAATATTGAAATCTTTGGACAACATCAGGCAAGAGGGAATAAAACTAGATATTAAAGAAAATGGTATAAAAAACATTATTTGGAGAGAGTTCTCTAATTATGAATGTCAAATAGTTATGAATTATGATGATGTCTTAGAACCATTAGAAGGCTACGGTATTTCAAAGGAAAGACTAGCAAAGGAATGGAAAGCATACTTTAAACATTGTATAGATAATGATTTATTTTAAGGAAGGAGTTTAAAAATGTTTGTTTGTTATTATTGCAGAAAAAAACGGGATTCTATGGGGTATATAGAGACTAAAAAGCATCCTTGTTGTGCTAAGTGTAACCGAGAAAAAAAGATTAAAGATGATCCAAACAACCCGTACACAATAGCAAGTAATAAAATGAGAAACCTAATAGAAAAAACTAAAGGAATATCATTTACAGAAAGGGTAAGCATAACCAAAAAAGTGCAAGAATTATTAAAAGAGAAAGGAACGTATGTAGACTATGCAAATGACTATCTAATTGCAAATAATAAAGTAATCTACTTTCCTAGAGTTTTAGAATTACATAAGCAATTAACCAAAGGAGATTAAAAGCTATGCAAGATAATAAAAGAGAAATTCATTATCAGCTTAAAGATCAGCAGTTAGAATGGTTTATAATGACAGATAAATACCATTTATTGAGGGATGAAGAAACCTATGTAGGGTATCAATTAAAAAGAATGTGGTATTACTTAAAACTAAAATTAACAAAATAACATTTTCTCCCTCAAAGGGTGGGGTAGCTCCGCATAGCAACACCCCACCCTTACCCCTCGGAGAAAGTAAAGGAGAGTAAAATTGATATTAACAGATTCAGCAAAGATATTTTTAACAGAACAAGCTAATAAAATTGTCAATCAACAAGGTGATTTATATGAAGGTTGGGAAACTTGGGAAGATTGCAAATACAAGGGTGAAATCTATGATTTAAATGTATTTGATGATGAAAGCGGCAATATTAAAGCAGATGTTTACAAGGTAGATGTTGATAGTAAAGGATTACGATCAACAAATACAAATAAATGGGTAAATCTATACATAAAGGAGAGTAATAAATGAGTTTATTTGAAGATAAAACCAAAGACCAAGCTATTAAAATTATTTTAAATCATTACTCCATAGCTTGTAATGATAGAATTGAAACCTTAATTGAAGATAGTTGCAGAGGTATGAATTGTAATTGTGATATTAAACAAGAAAGCTGTACAGAGTGTGATTTTTGGGCAGATGGAGTAAAGAATTATCAAATATGTTTACAAGATATAAAAGATTTTAAAAATAGATACATGAAGGAGAGTAATAAATGAATAATAATCAATTAAAAATCATTAAAGACTTAATAAATCTTTTTTATGAGTTTACGGGAGTAAATAAAGAAACAAATGAATTTTATTTAACAGAGGATGGGTTTCATCATCATTTAGTTGAGTTACTAGAGCCAAATAGTGAAAATATGACAAATCAAGAATATGCAGAAATATTAGATGCAATACAAAGTGAGTTTTGTCCATCAGTTGAAGAATTAAGAAATTAACCAAAGGAGAGTAAATAATGAGTAAGTATTTATTTAGTAGCTACACATATTTAGATAAAGCAGAAGAATTAACGATGATCAGTTTTTATACAGATATTGTAAAGCTAATTAATACAAATAACCAAAAAACAATAAAAAGTATGAGCTATAAAGAATTTCAAAAGAAGTTTTGTGCAAATACTTTTTATGACATTGACATGGAGGTATAAACAATGAGCAACCTAGTAGCAGTATTAATTCTATTGATAGGCGGTATAATAGCCAAATATCAGACAGATTTAAACATTGAGCGGAATAACACCGATTCCTGGAGAGAAACCGCAATGATGTTAACCAAGCAAATCAACATGAAAAAGGAGTTGCAAAGATAATGGAAAGTATAAAAGAAATTATAAGTTGGTATGTAACTAGAAAAGCTGAGAAAATCGTAGAATGTGAGCCTCAAAATGCAATTAATATTATATCAGATCATTTTGCAGAATCTATTGGTGGAGGTAATTATAGTGATGAAGAAATATTTGATATGATTGAACAAGATAATCTGATAAAAGAATATGAGGAGTTGCAAAGATGACTAAATATAAAATTGATGATCTAGTCGAAGAGGCTGAGGTTATAGAGGGGTTTGCTGCAGTTTTAGTTAAAAAATTAAAAGATGGATATTGGAAAGTATATGTACCAATGGGTTTCAATTCAAGTTATGAGGTTTGGCATGAAGAAGAGTTCAAATTATGGAGGAGGTTTTAGTATGAAGTGTAAAAAATGCACCAAAGCCAAAAGCTGCCAAAAGTGTGAACAGCATATTAATTGGATATTAAAGGATTTAATGAACTTTATGGATAAATATAGTTCTGAGGATAAAAGACCAATAACTCAAAAGGAGGGTTAAGAATGAGTGAAATAAAAAAACTAAATCAACAAATAAAAGAACTCCAAGATAAAATAGAATGGATGGAGTTTGATATGGAGTACATGATATTTAACGAGGATTATACAGGTGATTACATTACAAAGCTAGTACATAAATTATATGGAAATCATTATAAATGGGATTATGTAGGTATTAGTGATCCTGACGATAAGTTTGAAGAGGTTTTTAATTTAGACTTACCAAACGATCATTCTGAAATAGGAATCTACCAAGAAAAAGGAGATAAGTGATGAATAGATCAGAGTGTTGTGGAGCAAAGGTATATGATGATACCGATATTTGCTCAGAGTGTAAAGAACATTGTGATGTTTGGGAAGATAAGGAGTAGTTAACCATAGAAATCATATACCAGGTCATGCTTTTCATTTGGGTTGCATTTAGGACAATCTTCTACTTGCAACCCTCTCTTTGGTAAGTTTGACCAATAGTATATATTTACAAAATATTTCCTACCATTTGTATATCTATACATACTTTCAGTTTCATAAACTCCACATTTCTTACAACATAATAATCCACTTATTTTCATAGTTAACTAACCCCGTTCATTATATGATGGTGATATGGTGATATTCCTCGTGAAACCAATTCATAAAAACACCCCAAATCACCAAATCACCACTATTTACATACACTGGTATTATTCCATTTCTGAATGGTGAAATGAGTACAAACCATGCTTTTCTTTTTGGATATATCCCCATTTAATCATTGTTTTTAAATATCTTGAAAGTTTGTTGGTTATATTATATTTAGTAGGCATCCAACCTTGATCCGCTTCCAAGAAACTCCAAATTCTTTTACGATCAAATTCTTGTTTATTTGTATATATGTAGAAATCTTTTAATAACTTGATTTCCCATTTTTCATTTGCCTCTACACAATGCAGTTTTTCATTTACAATTACTGCACCTCTTTCAAAGAGTACCTCTTCCCGATTCCAATTCAGTTTAAAAGCCATACCATTTAATTCACAATGCTCATCCCTTACCTTTGTAATCTTACCCCTTCGTAAATCTGTTCCCAGGGTACTATCTCCGATCTGAAATACATTATGTACATAATTGGTTAAGTGTTTACCCCCATGAATGAGTCCCTTACTTAATATAGGCTCTTCATCATGGTTGCTGCTTTTGTTATGATGCCCCACCAAAACAATAGAGTTGCCTGTCTGAGTTTTAATTAATTGTATCATAGACAGGATTTGTTGTAAGGCATTATTATCACTAAGGTCTTGGTTGGTACTCGTATAGATATTATCTACGATAATTACCCCATTTTTGAGTCCTACATCCTCTACTGTATCCTTAATCTTCTGCCATTGATCGGTAAACATCATATCATTATCATCAAATCTTGCGATCTGCACCTTAGTATCTTCAGGAAAATTATTTCGTACTGCCTTGACTCGATTCGATAGTTGCTCTAACGAGAGTTCAAATTGAATCAGTAATACATCTTTTTTATTTACATGAAATCCTAAAAACTCAGTACCACTTGCAATAGCATACGCCATCTGCAATACAAACCAAGTTTTCCCTACTCCATCAGTTCCCGCCACCAAGCTAACCCCACCTTCGTAAAGGAGATATTGTACGATCGGTTCGGGTGGGGTATTGTATGATGCGGTTAAGTCCGAGGTATCAATAACATCATATCCTCTGCTTGGTAGCTTATATTCAACTGCATTTTGAATACTAGCCTTTAATTCTTTGTATTGGTACTCTTCATCTTCCTTATACTTAGTAAACTCATCTCGTATATCGTATCCTTGAGGTAGGTATTCACTCCAAGTAGTAGTATATACCTTAATTCCTCTACTCTCGGTCTTAATTCGTTGCGCCAGTCTCTCTGCACCTTCTCTTCCTGGCGTGTCATTATCATACGCGATATAGATATACTTAAAATCAAGGATTGGACTTAAATCTTCGGGTACTGACCCTGCCCCTGCACTAAAACTGATAGCATTATTCGGGCAAACCAACATATCGGTTTCACCTTCACATATAATTAGGGGTTTATTCTTATCGTAATCCTGTAAAAGATTCAATCCATAGATTTGGCAATGCTTATCTCCTTCCACCCAATACGATTTATGTATTTTAATGCCAGTTACCTTGCCATTTTCATCCAAGTAATTAAATACTTTGAGTCCATCATCGGTATAACCCACCTTCATTTTTTTAAGTCTCGGTAAGGACTGTAAGTGTTGCGCGGGTACATTCTTTATATACCTATCCGCGGTAGTATCCAAACTTCTCTTTATTTCGCGTTTTTTAGGGGGTATATGCCCGTTTTTTACAGGAGCTTCACCGTTAATCATCTTCTCAGGATTCTTCATGTCTAAAGCCTTTGCGAGTAGGTAAGCATTTCCCTTCCATCCGCAGCTAAAACACTTGCATTGACCATTGGTAAGGTTAAAAGAAAAAGAGGGTTTTACATCTTCGTGTGTGCCAAGTGGACAACTGCCCTTTCCTTGATCCCCTTGATATTTTACTCGCTCTACTCCTACCTCATATTCATAGAAATACTTAAAATCAGGCATCTTGGGTTAGATCTTCAAATGCTTTTTCTTCGTGATCCATCGCCCACAACATAATTGCATAGTTCACTAAGTCCTGACACCTTCCCTTGAGTCCCTCTGATCCTTCTTTTCCTGAAATTATATAGGCGCGTATAGAGTCCATGTGCTTTAACATATACACTAAAGCTACCATTTTTGCATCTAAGTCTAAGCGTTGACCGATAGATTTAAAGTTTTTGAACTTATCACTTGAATCAACGGTGTATTCGCGACCCTTCTCTATCTGTATGTTTTTACATTCCTCTAAAAAGGCATCACTTAGCTTAAAAAATGTATCTACTTGCATTGTATCTCCTTATTTATATCCTACTTTCATGTAGTAATTGTTACCAAATTTTTGTACTTCTTCTCTTGTTGTGGGAGTTTTGCCTATGCAGTACCCCCATTCTATTGCTCCCTCGCGCATTTCAGCTAAAATCTGCGAGGAAGAAAGTTTTTCTGGTATCTTTATGTTAATCGTGTAGTAAGTCATAGACTACGATTGGATTAAATTCACCATAGTATCCACCGACTACATTGTACTGCACCCACTCCACCGACTCTTCATCTGTCCAATCATTCACTTCTTTAAATAACTCCACCAGTTTGGTATAGCTATATACCACCTTACCACAATGACTTACTCCTAAAATGGCAGCATCCAGTTCTTTTGGGTCATAAACGAGTGCATCAGGATTATGAGTTGCTATTTCATCTCTCATTTCAACCAATCCTTCATTTTCATTAGTACCACCGTTTCACCTCGGTCTGCCCTGGTCATCACCAAATCACAATTCCCAAAGGCTAACCATTGTGGAATACTTTTTCTTCGTTTTGCTTGTATCTTCAAAGTTTTCTTATCCTTCTTCGCCACTATATCCACATCTTCTGTAAACCCCATACTTCTACCATCTGATCCCCAAGCGCGTTTTACCTTATAACCCGCTTTGGATAGTTGCTCTACGAGTTCTCTTTCGTACGTGTTTCCTTTTGACTTAGACTTACTTGCCATTTTCTGCTGCCTCCAAAAATCCTAAAAGGATGTCATTCAGGAGTTCTTTCATCTTTAAATTTTTACTATAACAGAATGTTCTAAACCGTTGGTATACATCTGGTTGAACCGTTAGTCTATGCCTAGTAGATAGCTGCATACGATTACTACCCTGACTATTCAGTTCAGGTTTAATCTTCTTAATCAGTTTAGATTCTAAGTCATGTGCAGCTCCATAAGTAGTGGCAGGCTTCATCTTTACATAGTCCCAGTCTTTTATTGCGTGTTTTGAGAATCTCTGTCGTACATTCTTGGAAATCCCTACATACATCACCTTATCATCCTTGTACATCACATACACACCACAACATATAGGCAATTCCTTTTTATCTTTATACACCTGCCACTTACTCATTTATTTCTCCATACATCTATTTTATTTAAACTCATTACCAAGATAAACATGGTGGTTACTACCTTAAATATTTGAGTAAAAAACCAACCAATCATTAACATCCAACTAGGAAGATCAATCAGTATCATTTCTCTACCTCATCAAAGATTTCCAACAAGATGCTTTTTAATTCCTTTAATTGATTGTATAAAAACCATCTTTGTAGATAATGATATGCAATGATAGATACGATAACGATTGTTACAATAAACACATCAAAAGCATTTTCTTGTAATGATTGTAACCAAAACTTCATTTGATTCTCCTTTGTTTGTAAATCTTGCCCCACAAGTTTCTATTCGCGCCAACCAACAGAATACAATTACTTGTCACTCTCACCACTTTATCCAAAGGAAATAAGAGTCCTGCTTGCTTATGTGTTCTGCTCACAGGTTTAGTTATTTGTTTGTTGCGGGGCATTGTTTTTATAAAATTCTTTTTCCATTGTATCTAAGCGATCCAATAACTGCTGCACTTCCTGTACTGCCTCTTTATCGTTATCTGCTTTGCTTTTTAATACTTCACTTGCTAGACCCTTTCTGATCCATGTTAAATCTTTAGGATTGATCTTCATGTATTGACTCCACTTTGGTTGATATACTATAAATTTCATGGGTAGGGATGAGATAACAGCGTTTTGGTTCTGTATCTCCTTTGCCTGTAATCAATCTTTGTTGATACCCTTTCTCTAAGATTAAATCCTTAATCTTCTCAGGTTTTACCCAGACTAAATTCTTTCCATCATAAAACACCCATATATCGGCTTCTGTTGAAAGAATACCTGATGGCTTATGATACATATAGGTTTCGATTAAGAAATTGTTGGTGTGTTGTGACTTTTGGTCACTTTTTACTTCTATCCTTGTATTGGTAGAAGGTGAATACAAATCGAACTGTTTAAACTTGCCAGGAATAGGCAAAGCAAACGGGTCTTGTTCTCGAACCCTATCGAGAACTAATTGTTCTATTTGTTTACCGTATAATAATGCTTCGTTGAAGGTAGGCATGGTATGTGGTTCTCATGTTGCTACTCCTGATCTATACAGTCGCAAGGTTCAAAAAATTCATGTGGTACTTGATAGTACCCTCTCTCTTCATACTCAGTCTCAAGTACACCACCATCACCAGAACAATACTTACAAGTAGTTTCCGCAAACTCCTTGAAGTAGTCCGCTTGCTCTTCGGCAGTCATGTACTCAAACTGCTCAGGGCGGGGATGCGCCCGCCCGTTACAGTCTGGTATGGATTTAGAAGGGTAGTTCATCATCCTGTTTTTGTTGATTAGCTTGTTCTTTGTACTCGCTAATTTTTAATCCATAATAATCCGTACCTTTTTTAGAAGTGTTTTCCCATGCTGAAAGACTGAGCTTTGCAGGTTTTCCATCTCTGATCAGATTACCTGCTATTTTTAATAGCTCTTCACTCAGTACGATATTTCCTGATAAAGAAGGTGATCTATCAGATCTCTTTTGCTTTACAAAAAATAAAGCACCTTTTTCTGGTTGATCTTTCTTACTTTGATTTGATTGTTGATTGCCAAACGCCATTACGCTGACTCCTTTAGTTGTTCCTGTTCTTCTTCTTCTTTTACTAATGTGAAGGTTGTAGGTAAATCTGGTGGAAAAGACGGAACAGGATTATTATTCGCCCAGTCCGAGACTTCTACAACCTTTTTCCAAGTTGCTTCATCGCACTTATACTTCTTAAAAGTATAGTTAGGTGCTTTACGCCATCCTGATTTCAGGTATAGACACGCTACACCATCTATCGGATAATCAGGGAATAAAGATTCCCACAATATCTTATAGGAGGTTAACTGAAGTTGATGTGCATTGTATGGTTTCCCTGTTTTCCAATCTACAATCCATCGTTCTTCTTCCCCTTTCTTATTCACTAAGCGCACTACCCAATCGGCAGTTCCTGCCCAGGGATGTAGTTGATTACCCTCTGAGTCTGCTGCTAAGTCAAACATACATATCTCTGTAGCTTCTGTTGTAAACTCTCCATTTACTTGAGAGTCCTCACAGAACTGCATAAAAGACATAATGTATTTAATCATCTCCCTAGTAACAGGGACTAACTCATCGGTATCTTTATTATGCCATTTAGGTTGCTGTTCAAAATCTATCTTTGTACCTAATAATAAGCGTTCACAGTAATCATGTACGATTGTTCCTATAGCTGCGCGCTTATTTGCGTAGTCCATAGCTGCTTCATACGTAGGTGAATTACCTAACCATGTGTGAAAGCCTATACCTTTATCTAATACATTCTCAAAGGTGGTAGATGATCGCTTATATATCATCGGTGCATCTTTGAAATGTTCTTCCCAGTACGATTCTAATGGTGAGTACCATCTTCCATTGGCAAGGTCATGCCTTTCTACTGGTATAGGTGATTGTAGTAGTTCCTGTTCTAACATACTATTACCTCTTTTTTTATATAATTAAATCGCTGATGTCATAGCGTTTTGTTCTGTAGCCAAGATTGATTTCTTTGATCTTTCCTGACTTTACCCATAGTCGAATTGTTGCTGGGTGAACATTGAAGTGTTCCGCTATCTCTCTAGTAGTAAAAGTTTTTGTTTGATTTTTCATTAATAATTCCTAATATATTGTAATGATTCATATCAATATTACATGATACACGGTAAATTATTACATTTTTATTACATATGCAATAGTTATTAATGGCTTCTAATAATATAATTAAAAAGCTAAAGTCTCATTTTGGGGTTTTTACAGATACAGCATTAGCTGACAAGCTAAATGTATCTCAGCCGACTATTGCTTCTTGGAAGAACAGAAAGATTCCAAATCATATCCTAATGCAATATGCGACTATTTTGGGAGATTTAGTTCAGGCAGATTCAGATATGGTGGCTAATAGAGAGCCAAAAATAATTTCAGGGGCAGGAGAAAAAGTTGTAGTTGCGGAACAACCAATTCACATACAAAAAGGAAACAAACAAGTGGATATTCAACACAGCAAAGATAGCACCTCATTAGATGCAGCCTATATTATAGATCTGCAAAAAGACAAAATACAAAACCAAGAAAAAGAAATAGCATTATTAAAAAAACAATTAAAACAAAAAAAGGATGCTACTTGTAATCACACTTTTGAAAGTATGGATTATGATATAATTACGTATCAAACATATAACACAGAGCATGAAAAACCATACAAGTATTTTTCAAGCTATGAGATAGTACGATGGAAAGATTTTTGTAAAAAGTTAGGATATGTAGGTCAAGAAGCAGTTGAGTTACACAATTTTATTCAAGCAGAAGGAAGAAACAATCTTCAAAAATATAAAGGCAAAGAATTTAATTGGTTGCTACGAGATAAAAGTCAAAAACATATGTGTAATTATGATTATACTCACGAGTTTTTTAACAATGCTAAATTGAGCAATTTTGTTAATGCTGTTGAGTCATATAATATCCAATATATTCATAAAGATGGTACTTATATACCAGCTATCGTTACTGTTTTATATGATATGAAAGGCATTAGTAGTGTATCTAAAATAAAATTCTTAGATACTGGTAATTAAGCCGATTGAGTAAGATAAGAAAACGCCCTGGTTCTAAATACTATCAATATACTACAGGGACACCGCCTAATAGAATACAGGTAAGCACAAAAGCTAGTAATATTCATGCTGCAAGAATAAAGCAGAAAGAATTAGACGAAAAATATGAAAGGCAGGGTTTGACCGCATCCCCAAACCTTGCCAAGTTTATTGACTCCTATCTACTATGGCATAAAGACAATAAAAAGAAAGATTGGAGCGACAGAGTAGAGTACGGTCTACAAACCTTTAAAACCATGTATGCTTCTATGGATATAAGTAATATGGATATTGAGCATATTACCTCATTTAAAAAGCATAGAATGAAATCGGTATCAGGTAACACGGTTAACCATGAGTTATCTATGATCTCTGGTTTGTTTAAATACGCTCAAATGAGAAGAATGGCATTTAGTAACCCTGCTGATCCTTTCTTTGTTGCGCGGATTGATACCTCAGAAGATGTACGCGACCCTATCCCCTTACCTATTATAAAGGAAATCATTAACACTACCACTGATCCTAAAGATAAAGCCATGTTTAGTCTTGCTTTATACGCAGGATTTCGCGCTCAAGATGCAGGAACAATCACAAAAGATGAAATTCAAGATGAATATTTTGTATGGAAACAAGGTAAAGTGGGAAGAAAATGTGTAGTTCCAAAACATCCTATATTTAATTCAATGGATTTGGTGAACCTAAAACCTAAAAAATCAAAAAGAAGATCTGTTACTTTGCGTTTACAAAGAAGATTAAAAGAGTTTGGAGAAGAAGGTGACTATCATAGTATCAGACATACCTATGGTGAAAGACTGGAAGAACAAGGATTGGAGTTTTTGGAAGTGAAGTTTTTAATGGGACATAGAATAGATGATATTACCTGGAGATATATTCATAAGAATGTGTCCAAGTTTAAACCTGCTATTTATAATATATAACTGTCACATAAATGTCACATATTTATCACAACTTACTATTACTTATGATGATGAATGAGAGTGTGTTTTACGAGGTAAAATAAGATGTAACGAGGAAGGTCGGATCGGTTTTCAAGACCAGTGCATTCAGCCAGACTCTGCCACCCCTCCGAGTATAAATTCTTGTTTATTTATGTGACTGTCACATTTTTGTCACATTTTCGTATCTTTCAATAAACTCTTTTGGATCACCCTTTCCAAGCTCTGAATTGAAATATTTTTTCCAATAATTTGCCATACCTTCTACAGTTTTTGGAAGTTTTTTTGGGACTCTCCTATACTTTAATCTACACATAATGATCGCATAGGAAATATTGATTTCTAATAAATCTCTTACTTCTTCTTCTTCCACTCCTACACGAAAATAAAAAGGTGCTACCTTTGCAGCTACCGCACATTTACCTAATAGATTCTTTCTATAGTCAAGGTAGTTAATAATCGTGTCTAATGCACCAGTCATTCCTGGTTCTATCTGCCACCAACTGCGTGCGACTCCATTATTCCATTGTTTTAAATAATCGTAATTACTCTCTACCAGACCAGTCCCAAATATCAAATTCTCCGCCTCTAGGGAGTACATATTTATTTTCCTCAATGTATCCCCTATAAGCTCCCTGATCTGTTTCTGTTTCCTTGCGTGCATATCGTGTTACCTTATATTCATGTACATAGACATAATCTATGGTTTCTTCTCTGTAAGTAATTTTTTTAATAGTAGTTCCTCGGTTGTACACCAAGTATAGAATGGCGATGAGTCCTAATCCGTATAAAGCGTAATTCCTCATTAATAAGAAATTAGTTAACAGACTAGGACAATCTCAACGCTATATGCCAATCTTTTTAAGCAATACACCTTTAATTACTTTCCAAAGAGCTTCCAGTATCTTTTTTTCTGTATTCTCTGAAATGATAGGTATGTCAACTGCTTTATTAATTTCAGCAATAATTTCAGCTCCATTTTCATCTGACAGTAAATCATCTGCGATTAGTTTTGCTAACATTAGTATTTCCTTTTCATCTTTTTCTTTTTCGTAGTTCCAACCTTCTTGGTTTTCATCTTTTTCTTCTTATGATATGGCATTACTTTGCCCTCCTTACTCTGCTTGCGATTCGTTTTGTGTACTTAGCGCGTTGTTTTCCTTTTGCCGATGCAGCTCGTTTTCTTCTGTTCGTAGCTGCTTTTTGACTGGCACTGAGACTTTTCCTAACTGATTCAGGTAGGTAACGACCACGCTTCTTTCTTGGTTTCTTTGCATCTCCTTTACTGACATAATCCCACTTTTGTTTAGACCATTTTGTTAAACTGTTTTTTGATGATTTTTTACCTCGATAACCACCTCCTGCTTTTTTATATCTGGCAGTCGCTATTTGAGCTTTTCTGGCAGACCACTGTCCTTTTCTTCCTCCAGCAGTACCAGCCTTTACACTTGCAACAATGCGTTTCCATAAAGCAGGTTTTGTTTTTGTGGCTGATTTACTTGCCATGTTTTTTCATAATAGGAAAATTTGCTGTTAAGGATGCACCTTTATGCCTTTTAAATGCGCCTTGATGCTTCATTAACTTTAATGTATTCCCTTTTTTCATCCAGTGATACCCTTTGGGTGCTTTTACTTTCATCTTCTTCTGATTCCTTTTACTATCTTTTGTGATTTAGGCGGTCTTTTCTTTGATCCACCTTTGCTCCAGAAAAACTTGTCTGCCCAAAATGCAGCAGAACTCCTACCCTTCTTAATGTTTTTAGCATGGCGAGATTTAAAACTCTTGCGAGCTTCTGCGCTGTAATTATGCCCCATATTCTGATCACCAAACCTGATTACTTTTACTTTACCGTTCACCCTTGTAGCCACAATCCCCTTTTTCTTTGGATGTCCAGGGGTGCGCTTTGGTTTATTTAGTTTGGTTAACCCAAATCGTTTTAGTTTTTTCTTTTCTGCTTCAGTCATTTTTAATTCTTTTGATTTTATAGGTGAGATATACAATGCTCATTATTGCTACTGCACATTGTAATATGAGGTTTATTTCTGCGAGATATACGCCATAATTAGCGAATGATATAGAAGATACTTTTAAACTATCCATTAGTGTTTACCTCCACCATTTAATCTGCCACTCATGTAGCTAATTTTATCAGACAAGTCATCTACCTCTTTCATAAGAGATTCATGCCTTCTATTTCTTTCATTGGATTGAGATTCAGAGTCTCTTTGAATCCTATCTAATAATTTCAATAAGATTCCTTCCACATTTGCTGTAGTTCCTTGTGCTTTTGCTAAATCAACAGCCATTTTGTCTAAGGCTTCATTTTGTGCAGCTTGAGATTTAATGAGGTTTGTAATCATAAATCCGAAAAGCAAAGAAATAACACCTGTTGCTCCAAGCGTACCATAAGCCTCTAATAAAGTTGCTGTATCCACTATTTCTTACCTCTTTTCTTTTTACCCCAGGATAAGGGGTTGATGTTAAACTCTTTTTCATAGAAGGCTATTTTTTCTGCCAACTCTTGTCGCTCAGTCCTTTCTGCCACGATGTGTTTATCAACCAGATCCCGTATTTGTTCATTTGCTGCAAGAACGCTACTCTCCAGTTTTGCAATCCGTGTTTCAATTTGCCAATAACCATAAACCAACATTCCGATAAGGACACAGATTTGACCCAACCATTTAAGGTTAATAGAAACAATGGCGTTATCATCAAGAATAGCAGTGCGATAACTTCTGGCTGTATTTGGCTTGTCACTCACTGCTTCCTGATTTCTTCCCAATCGTTGTGTAGATAACACCAATTAGAATGATCAGACACACGACCATGATACCAATGTGTAATGCTATCAACATCCATTACTTCTATAAAAACCGTATTGGCAACTGTATCCGATGGTGTAAGAGGTAGATTTGCGACTACCCACCCCTGACTTCCGCAACTGGTAAGTAACAGGAATATTATAAGAACTGCTGGTATTTTCATGTAGTACGATAAAATCCCCGTTACGCTGTTTCTTGATTTGGTTTTTCACCCAGACCTTGTTCTCTTAATCCATCCTCAAAGGCTTTCAATCCAAATTGCATTTGAACCAGGTTAAAATTTGCTCTTTCAATTTTGTTGAGTAAATCCTGCCTGTGTGAAAGCATTGCTTTTGCTTCTGGAGACATAGCATCTATGTCTTTTTGTGTGTACTCTTTGCCGAGTATGTTTACTTTTGGCTCTTCTTTCTTTTTTGCCACTTGTAACTCCTATTTACTTATTTTCTAAATCAGTTACCTTCTTTGATAACTCTTGTATTGCTTTAATTAATGGTGCAATTAACTCATGGTATCTCATACCATATCTATCTGCATCTTCATCATAAATCAACCCAGCAAAATCATTATTGGTTAAACTGCTATCCTTTAAAACTTGTTCGACTTCTTGAGCAATTAAACCAAAGTGTGTTCTTGCAAAGGTTTTTTCTTTTGTTTCCATCACAGCATCTTTTGCTTCTATCGCTTCAGATACTAATCTTTCTTCTGTGATTTCTTTAACAGCCTCTATTGCTGGTTCTACTTCATATTCTTCCATGACAGGAATCTTATGTGATCCAATCACCTCACCATCTTCATCATATAGATTGACTTCTTCGTATTGAGGTTCTTCTACTGTTTCAGTATAGGATACTTCTTTCTGAACATATTTACCATCTTCCTCAACAATTTCAGTTTTTGTTTTTTCAACTTCTTTAGATACTGTTTTTTGCCTTTTACCCATCACAGCTTCTTTAGCCTCAACAGCTTCTTGAACAACTACTGTTTCATATACAGCTTCTTTAGCCTCTACTGCTTTCTCTTTTTCAACATCATAGGTGTAATCTTTCCATTGATATTTCACAGGTCGTAAGGCATTTACAAAATCAAGACCAAGAGAAGAATCTGTAATGTTATCTTTTAATCTTTCATCAGATGTTTGAATTGTTCCATTTGTTGCAAAAACATCATCAAATCTTAAAGAACTCGAACCTAAATCTTGAGTATCATCAGCACCGGGTAGGATAGCACCATAATAAGTTATGGTCATTCTTGTGGTAGGTGAATAGGAACTATTTGTTTCTTCTGTTCTAAAATTAATATTATTATTTGTTGCATCTGAATGTCCAGCTACATCTATAAACATTCCAGCTCCATTAGTAGCAACATCACAACTTTGAGTACTATCTGTTTCTGTCAAAACTAAAGCAGAATTTGTAGTATGATTAATTTGCAAAAATTGACTCCAATTCGCTCCAGAAGTAGGGTTTGAAATTCCAATACCTACATTTCCAGTTGAGGAAATAGTCATTCCAGTAACTTCGGTACCAGCTTCACTTGTTCTAAATTGTAAAGAACCAGAGTTATCTGCTCCACCTCTTACACCTACAATTCGAGCATAATCATGGTCACTTCCACCTTGATTATAAAATCTTATTTCTCCAGAATCTTGACCAGAACTTCCTCTATCTGCTTCAAGTCTTAGAACTGCTGAATTAGATGTACCAGCTGACTGGTCAATAAGAATAGTTCCTGTTGTATGTAATTTGGTTGAAGGACTTGCAGTTCCAATACCAACATTTTGGCTTGAATCTACTCGTAATGCAAGAGTATTAGCTGTAGTTAAATCAATATGGTCAGTTTGAAATCGAATATTTGTATCAGTATCACCTTCATGTTTAATATACTCTGCTACAAGTACATCTCCACTAATTTTAGTGCTTCCTGTTACATCTAAAGTTTCTGATGGTGCGCCATTGTTTATACCTACCCTTGCATTATTTGAAATAACAAGAGTATTTGATTGAGCTTCAGAACTAAATTTTAATTTACTTATACCACCGCCTGATCCAACTTGTAAATCAAAATATTTATTTGCATCTGCTGTTTGTTCAATTCTAAAGGTTGGTTCGTTACCTTCAAGATGTATTTCTTTATCTGGCTGACCACCTATTCCAAGCCTATCTGCATTTAAATAAAGTGGTGATGCTGTTCCATCTCCATCTACTATCTGTATCGCATTAGAGCCATTACCAGCAACAATGTTATCTGTATTGCCATTTAATTTTAAAAGCGAGGTATAACTACTCGCTATACTTGATCCTGTTAAACTTGCCATATTATCCCCTTTCCATGAGATTATTTTGCACAGCTTTCTGTGCGGTTATTAATCAATGAAGTTCCACTTACGATCTTCATCTTCAAATTTTGTTAGCATATTCTCCCATTGTATTTTACCCATGTACTCATCTGACATTGAACCAACACTTACTCCGGTTTCACCTACCATATCAGCAAAGGCTGCTCTTAAAGCTGAATTAACACTTGTACCAGCACCACCTTGGCTATTTGCCCACTCTTTTAACATCTTACCTAATGATCCAGAATATCCTAATGCTTCCAATCCAACTCTGATTGAATCATTTAAACTTTTTGATCCAGATGTTATTCCAGCTACATCGCTGAAATATTCCCTCATAATTGTATTAAAACTTTTTTTTGTACCTAATGCCATTCTATTATCCTTTAAGAGTTAGGGAGGGAATCGAAACTCCCTCCCCGATCTTTTTGTTTCTACCTATTAAGAAACTTTGGTGTGCATCTCAACACCCCAACCATCTATGATCTCTGTTACTCCCCAGAAACCAGAACCGATGATGTTATCACGAAGATAATTGCCTTCACGATATATCTCGACTCTTAACATCTCACCAGCATAACCCATTCCCAAAGCACCGGGAACAAATACACCACCTTTAACAGCATTAGATGCTACTGTGAACTCTGGTGAAGAGTGCATATTGATACCAGCAATCTGACTTACAAATCCTGTTCTAGCACCTTCATCTTGTACACCAGCTCCAGCAAACTGTGCTGCTGTTACTAAGTCATTATGAACTCCATAAGTTCCCCAGATTTGCCTTGGATCAAGTACCGCACTTGGTTGACCTATCGCAGAATTTTGCTTTAAAAGTGATAAAGCAGAAAACAAGTTATCTACTGATAGAGCTGCATCATTCGCACCAGCTGTATTTGAGAAACCATCAAACAAAGCATTCAACAAAGCATCTGCTTTAGCTGATAGAGCATTTCCGATTAATGCACCGGTATTAGCTGCAATATCATCAGCATTTGACAATCTTGCTTCATCATACATTGGAGCCATTACAGAATACATATCTAAAGTAGCTGTTTTCTTTTCTGTGTCCAATGCAGTTGAAGGAGTTACTGTACCTTCTGCTGTAGCGGCCACGTCTCCACTTGTGATCGCATCTGATCCAGCATTGTATGCGATAAATGTTATTTGATCTGCTTTCGGTTCACCTTTTACAGTTACTAGAGGCATTGTTACATTTGCTTCCGAAAACTTAATTACTGCTTCTGATTCGATGACTTCTAATAAGCCACCAGCGAAATCTCCGCTATCCCCAGCTGCCATTTCTATTCTCCTTTCTTACCGAATATTGCATCCCAACGATCTTGAGGAATATGGCTAAATGTGCTTATCAAATCCTTGCAC